GTTGCCGACACAGAGGGGCTTGACGTGAGCGTCTCCGACAGTATTGTCAGTAACGTAAGAGATGCCGCCGTTCGTATCAGCGACCCCACCTCCACAGTATTCGGATCGGGCTCCTATATTAAATACGCAGGAAGAGACTTGATCGTCACTGCTGCACATGTCGTGGGAAACAATCGAACTATGATTGTTTACGAGCGTGATGGAATAGATCCTGTTGTTGGACACACCATTTATGTTGATGCACAGAACGACATGGCCTTTCTTCTTCTGGATGCTCCGATGGAGAGCAGAGACTCTATCAGGACAAACCTTCGCAGGCCACAGAGGCTCGACGCGGGCGATCCCATTGTCTACACTGGGTTTCCTAATCGCTATGACCTTTTGACAATCTTTGGTAACGTGGCGGGGTTCACCTCACAGGACAACTATGTCGTCCACTCTTACGCTTGGATGGGGGCCTCTGGCTCTGGAGTCTATAGCAAGAGGGGCCACTTGATTGGTGTCCTTGTCGCCATTGATGTCGCGAGAAACCCACTTGACAGATATGGAATGGCCCCGCCGCAACTCATCGAAGATGTCGTTCATGTCATTCCGATATGGAAAGTTGACAGAGATGTCCTGATGACCAACATTACTTTGAAAGAAGCAGAGGCCCAACAATAAAGGAAACACACATAAGTGAAGCAGTTACTCACATTATTAACTTTTTTCGTTTTTATGCTGGGGGGCTGTTCGCCCGATTATTCTATTATTGTTTCTGGCGGAGAAACCATCTACGAAGAGGTCGAAGTTCCAGTCTATATTGAGACTGAGGTTCCGTCTGATCCCGGTGAGATATGGGTTGACTCTTTCTTTCAGCCGCAGAGTGTTGACGGCGTTGACATCTTGTGGATCATCGACACCTCTGGTTCCATGAACCAATATGACGAGGAGTTGTTGGCTGGTATCGAGGCCATGCTGAACGCGCTACCCGAATCAGGCTGGCGACTGGCCATGACCTCCAACGATCCTGCCATGGCCTCTATAGAAGCTCAGTTTCCACTGGTTCCCGGCGATGACATGGAAGACGCCGAGGATATGTACGAGGCTATGGGCCGAGGTCATCGAGAAGAGGGCTTAGACGCGGCATATGAGTATCTCGTGAACAACAGCTACGCACAGACATGGTTACGGCCCGATGCTGCTCTCTTGATTGTCCAAGTCTCCGATGAAGAAGACCAGAGCGATGACCATTTCGCTGATGTTGATGATTTCAAAAGCTGGTATGCGGCCCAAAGAAATGGCTCCGCGTACATCTCCAGCATTGTTACTCACGATGCATCAGTTTCAGTTTGCGAGCGTGCTCCAAGCTCCATGAACGTTGGAGATAGGTACATGGAGGTCACAAACTATTTTAGTGGAGTAATCTTAGACGTATGCTCTGAGGATTGGTCAACTGGAGTGACCGATGCGTCAAGCAGGCTTGAGCCACACGAAAACATTCAGCTAACACATGAAGCAATAGAGGAGTCGATTCGAGTTTTCATCGACGGCTCTCTAAACTATGACTGGTATTATCAGTCATCAGACAACACAGTTTATTTTACAGTGATCCCCGCTGGGAACTCACTGGTCGAAGTAGGGTACAGGTATTTCCCAGATGAAGAAGATACAGGAATGGATACAGCAACGAACTAAGAAGTTTAGATTGTGGTTATATTGGAAGAACCTCACTCTAAAAGACTTGTTCATGATATGCTTTTCATTCTTGTGGCTCTTTGGGTTTATTGTCTTTACAGCGTTCGCACTTATGTCTTGCTCGTCGGTGGTAGAAGACACGGCATATTATGAAGCAGCCGAGGATGATGAGTTCGTCAACAACTGGTGGTCATTGGAAACAGATAATGTGCTGCTAAATCAGGTTGTTGATAAGGGCAACTGTTACAGGTTTTACGAGTATGCCAGTGAATATTATGGCGACTGGCGCAAGATGTACGGAAGAGATTCGCTTGAAGAGGGGAGCTATCATGTCGCAGATTGGGAAAGAACTGGTGTTGATTCGATGTTTATTTCTGAAAAATATGAACTTATATATGAAAAAACCGATAATGGATGTTATTTATTGCGAGCCTACTCTTCTCTAATGGATGCAGAGGGCGAGGCTTGCCCTTGCGAGCAGTGACAGTGGAGGCAGTATGAGGTGGAGCTTTTATTTTACGGATCAGTCGTCACTCTCTCTATTTACAGTGGCTATAGGTGTTATAGGGCCGCAGAGAAGAAAAAGAAAGCCCTTGAACGTCGCGCAGAACGGCGCGAACTATTGGCAAAGCTACAGAAGGTGAGGGATAAGCGCAAAAGATATTCCATGAACCGGAACAGAGCCGGGGAAAGTTAATAATTTTGTCGTCGAATGATTAAGCTTTTCACGATGTTGTGGTATAATGTTTAGAGTCCATGGCGGGCAAATATGTGGTTTACAACTATTTATTTCAAGGAGCAAACCACAGCAACAACACCATGAACTTCGCAAACCTTTTCTTCAAAAACCGATCTATGCACAAAAGGCAGGAAGAACTTCTTGAGGAACAAGAGTTGATGAAGAGAATCATCGAAGAACAATCAGTGTTGATTGGCGAGCTTGAAAAGGTCAATCAGGATTTAACCAATAACTTGAGGCAGAAAGAATGCCCAGAACAAGTCACCAAGCATTTGTGCGAAAGGATCGATATGTTAAAGTTTAAAAATATGCAGGAGATAAAATGAATGATGACGAAGCAAACAAAATGGCCAAACATGTAAAATCAGCGTGGGTTTCAAGAGCCCCCAGTAGCGAAAAGCGACCATGGGGCGCAGAGCTTTCGTGGACCGCGCTACCCAATATTCATGGCAAGCTGATCGACATACACCAAGGCTGTCGAACCAGTCTGAAATACCACTTATTAAAGTCCGAAGTCTTATTCGTTCTTTCTGGTCGCATCATCGCCGAGTACGGAGATGAGAGAACATTGAAAGATCCAGTCGGACATCCTTGGGAAAAGCAAGAGCTATTACCGGGCCACAGCTTGATTGTTCAGTCAGGTTCGCCCTATCGTATCACTGCGCTTGAAGATTCAAGACTGATTGAGATTGGTGATCGCAAAGTCGAGCCCAAAACGGTTCGTCTGGAGGATGATTATGGAAGAGACTAATGACGAAAGCATCGAGGGAACAGAGCAAGTTAATGATTTGAAGCCAACCCCTCCGCCGAGACTTGCCCCAAGAGGAATCAAAACTTTTACTGTTTGTCGCCAGACAGACGAGAGTGGCGTTTCGGGTGAAGGTATCGTAATCGAGGGCGCGTGCTTGGCCTCTGGTCACTGTATTGTTCACTGGCTTTATCCGCCTCCAAGGGGGGGAATCGCTATATTTGATTCGCTTAACGACTTTATTAAAGTTCACATCAAACCTCACCCGACCAATAAGACGATCATCACATACGAAGATGGCGAACAAATGAGGTTCGGAGAATCAGTCGAAACATCGTAGGTTTGAACACGTTGAGGTCTACTTAGTGTAGACTTGTGGAGGCTCATGTGTGGAGGTGCGATCAAAAATAAAGATTAAAGTTGGTGATCTGGTTGTTTACCGCGCCAATAGTTATGATGAACATTATGATTGGCTCTATGCTGATGAGCACAAGCCCAACTTTTTGGGCCTTGGCGTTGTCCTTGAGGTCGTATATGAATACGCTATCGTCTACCACAACGAGTCTCCAAAGATGGACAGCATTTGCGTCTTTAAGGTTCTGTGGAACAAAGCAAAGATAATAAGGTGGGAGTTCTCCGAGGATTTGGTTAAAGCTCAGGGCTCCGAGGGTGGATAAGTTTTATGTTGGCGATTATATACGGTGGGTTAAGAATGTGTTGACATACTCGGCAAGCACTCATGGCGTTGTTACCCCGATTGAAAAAGAGTACGACTATGGGATAGTTCTGTATATCGCGGAAGCAGGAGAACTATCGACTTCTGACATTATTATAGTCAGGTCTGTTCTAAATCAGGCATGGCTTATGACTGCCGCTGATGACGAGGCTTATGAGCTGTCTTTAATGTCTCCCTCTCCTCACCGTGCTGTGGAGGTTGAGTGATATGCCAGTTGGTGTTGGAGATATGTTGAGATGGTTGCGCCCGCTTGGGAACCTGCCAGATAGACAGAAAGAAAAGGTTCATGGTATCATCGTCTCTATTGACCATGACGAAGATTCAGAGGTTCCGTCATGCTCGATCAAGGTAATGGAACTTAACGGAAAAACTCTGCTTCTTCCGCTGGACTTATTAGTTGAGGTGGGCCATCTTGAGGTCCAGAGAGGTGGCGTCTGGGAATCTGTCGCTCCGACTATCGAACACTTAGATTAAAATAGTTCTTGACAGTGGGTTTCCCCTATGTTATATTGTTATAGTCACATGAGCATGGGAGGTGTATATGGGACGTAAATCAGTAAAGACCGCAGGAGCGATGGTGTCGCTGAAGCGTAGAAAGAAGAAGGGCAGAGGCATCTTGATGGAAGTCGTTGACACGGCAGACTTAGAAAAGGGCGATCCTTCTGGAGAATATTGGACAAACTATCAATACCCGAGGCACATGGATGACAGCGGTGACAGAGACTACAGTCTGCGAAACGCTATTTGGCAGTTTCAAGTGGAGCACTCGCGGCGCTCTGGAAGGTTGGCTGCCACTTGGAAGAGGCCACATCGAAAATATGGCTATGTTCACTGGTTTGAGACTCCTTCCGAGTGGGAACAAAAGGAGATTAGTCAGACCCGAGCGTGGTATCCTCTTGATTTTATGGGCGTTCTTTCGCCCGGTAACTGATTTTCTTGAAGTCTCCACTAATATACTTGTGGAGGGCAAAGGTTATGGCATATGTTGGAGACGCACTTGTTTATCTTAGCGTTGGTTATTTTCTTGGACAATATTTCGCTTGACATCTTCTTGACTTGACATCGAGCTTGTTATCTGTTATATTATATGGGTAAGGGAGAGATAAATATGTTGGATGATCGTGTTGCTGGGTTCGTTAATAGACTTTCGTTCTCATCGTTGATGGTTACCGAGGTTATGCCCGCGATTGAATCGTGGAACAATATCGCAGCTTGTGACATCCCAGTCTCAATGTACGAGGCTTATGGGGGAATGTCGGAAGAGAAGTTTGATCGTCGCCTATCCTCCTTCTTTGAACATGCGAACGACTTGTCGGGTGTGGAAATCTATGAGTGCTAAACGACGATTGCAGATCGGAGAGCTTGTTCGCATTGATTCTGGCACTGAAGATGAGGCCATGCCACCAGAGCGCATTGGCATCTTGATCGAAAGGGCGGACACTAAGCCGAGGACGCAAAGTTGGAAGGTTCTGTTTGTTAACGGACAGGTTTTGAAGTTTCACGAATGTTTTATCCTTCGGATTGAGAACGATGATTAAGATTGGTGCGCTCGTTCGCCATGTGGATTCCGAGCCACATGGATTAGGGGTTGTTGTCGCAGTCTTCGACAGCGAAGACCCCCGCGAGCTTTGTGTCTATGAGGTTCGGTGGAACAATAACACGTTCGCGCTAAACCCGACAAGATTGCATGAAGATGTTTTAGAGGTCATCAGCGATGTTTAAGAAGCCAGAAGCAGGAGACATGTTGGAGATCGCTGACCCAAGCGGCACGCGGAAGTTCTGCGCTCTCGTCCTTGAACTTCAGGGAACAAACATCATCCTCTTGCACAACACGGGCAAGGTCGGATGGATTGGACAGAGAGAGTTTGTAAAATGGTCTGGAGATGGCCGTATTCGTCTTCAAAAAAGTCCTTGACTATTCTGTCGGGGTATGCTATACTTAAGAACACACAAAACAAGGAGTGTGATAAATGAAATATGTTGAATGTATTCGCTGTGGGGAAGAATATCCTGCCAAGCGTAAAGAGTTGGGATATAAGACCTGTCTTGACTGTGGGGCTCAAGACGCTCATCGCGTTTCCCGAGCACGGCAAAAAGAGACGCTGCATCAGCTTGCGCCCAGCTATCAAGGTCCGATTTCGGACTTGTTTGATGATCGAGGAGAAGACTAATGTCTATTAACTGGGAAGAGTTGGCGAAGAAGAAGCACTATCAAAAGGTCGTGTGCTTTGATGGCTTTTCAATGAGCGTGCAGGCGAGCGCAACCAACTATTGCTCTCCTCGCGAGAATGACGCCGAGCGATACGATACGGTTGAAGTTGGGTATCCGAGCCAAGAGGAGCCGATGCTTATGCGGTGGGCAGAAATGCCAGACAGCCCGACAGAGACAGTTTATGGATATGTCCCAGTGGAGCAGGTTACAATCGTTATTGCAAAGCATGGGGGCATGGTCGAAGGTGAGGTTCCGCCGGGCGTCGTTCCATTGAGGGGTGATGTTGGTGGGGCTTGCCATCATTAAACTTAAACTTCGCGCCAGATTTTTTCTCACAGGAGCAGGCAAATGACAGATTATCAAGCAATAGGGATAGCGGAGGGTTTCGTTGAAGCCGAGAATGAAGAACAAATCATTGAAGCGTGGCAACATCTCGTAAACACAGGGCTTGCATGGACACTCCAAGGATGGTTTGGACGGCGTGCGATGAGTCTTATCGAGGAAGGGGTCATTACTAATGGACAAAACGAATAAGGGGCGACGGCAAGAGAATGCAAGAAGTTATTAAAACAGTTTACGACAATCAATATCAAATACTCAAGAACATCGAGGCGCTGTACATAGAGGACGGATTCGATGTCGATCCAACATACAGCAAGGGTGTGTTCTATAAGACTGGAGAGGTGCAACAGCCTCGCATGAAGTTCGATCTATATCCAAAGACGAGCGACACCGTGCAGGCTAACGCAAGTGCCCTTCCGCTCGATGATGCGTCCGTAAACAGTATTATGTTTGACCCGCCATTTTTGGCGGGATACACCAAGACTAAGCCCACGGGACTCATGGGCGAGAGGTTCCATGGCTTTAGATATGTGCCAGACTTGTGGGACTGGTACGAAGAGTGCCTTGTTGAGTTCGGTCGAGTGCTGAAAAAAAATGGCGTACTGGTGTTCAAGTGTCAAGACACTGTATCGTCGGGCAAGAACTGGTTCTCGCACTGCTTCATTATGAACAAGGCGCTGGAGCAAGGGTTCTATCCTCGCGACATGTTTGTGCTTACCGCAAAGAGTCGCCTGATCGGTCATAACCATAAGAATCAGAAGCATGCACGCAAGTTTCATTCCTATTTCTGGGTGTTTGAAAAGAAGGCCCACAAGATCCCGTATAACAAGGCTTGACATTTCCTTGACAAGATATAGTTGACAAGGGCGCTTCCCTATGCTATATTATAGGAGTCAAACAAAGGAGGCATACGCCAATGACAAAAGAAAGAACATTTATCACAATCAAGACAGAGGATTTGCCCACAGGAGGCATTAAGCGCGAATGGCATAAGCCTCGCGGAGAACAGGGCTATGAACGTTGGGGCTGTGCGTCAAGGATTGTGGACAGATACACAGGCGAAATGGCAACGTGGCAAGATGACTCCGAAGGTTATGAAGAGTGGAGAGAACGCACAGAGCGAGTTGTCTCCTTGACAGAAACCGACATCTTGAAGTACGCTTCCCTCGCAGCAGAAGAACTTGAGAGGGCAGAGAATGCTCTGGAGAGAGCCCAAGAGCGGCACGAAGCACTAAAGATGTTTGTTCAGAGACTTTACCCCGTCCCGTCATTGTCTGTCGTAAGTCAATAGAACAAGAATAAAACTGGAGGCCACACATGGCATATTTGAGAAAAGACGATCTTGTTATTATTAAGCACACAACAGAGTCCGATGCACTTCAGGCTCTTGTCGTTGACGTTCGCTTTCGACGCTTCCGAAAGTCTTGGAAGGACAAGGCAACTGGAGACACCAAGTTCAAGTGGAAGTCTGTTCCTTATGCCGTGTGCTCTGTCTTCGCTGGCGGGTCAGTCGGAACCGAGTTCCTTATTCCCGGCTATAAGCTGCGGAACGAAGTTAAGGACGGCGAGAAGTTGCTTGTCCTGCGAGATAAATATGTGGCCGAGTTCGATGGTCACTGGGTGGAAACTGTCCTCCAAGAAAGCCGCGAAAAGCGGCAAGGAGCATAATATGGAA